CCGATCATGTTCGTCTCTAAAATGTTTTTAACGTTTTTAGCGTCATGGTTCAGGTCAATCTCAGTTGACAGGTGAATACTCTGTTCATCCATGTCCGATTTGAGGAGATCGAGTTGTTCCTTCGGGAACCCTTTGGTTGGATCATTCCACTAACTCTCTATAAGAGGGAAAGCGGACTTCACTAATTATTCGGATTTCCGGCGTTACTACTCTTTCTTCCCCAACTCACTCCATGTGTTCTCTTAGCATCGAGGAGAGCGCATCCCACACAGGCATACCATTCAAGGTAATACCATATATGAGAATTACTAACCACGCGCCAAGCATCATACATAGGAGTACGTCAAAGATATTCATCCCTGAGCCCGCACTTCCCGCTTTATCTAATGGTGGATCTACTTCATATACCAGGTCATGGGAATTACTCCCGCCCAACGGCTCTTTGAAGGTTCACGCCAATATTATTCAGGTCATGCAGAAGGAGAATATAAATCTTTTAATCTGAAATCAAACCAGAGGTAGATAACTTAAAATAGGCCAATTGACTAAAGCCATAGCCCATGGCTTCATTCAATTATGCTTAAAGTATTCAAACTCTAGTTGGTTTTCAGTTGAAAAATTTAAAACCCGAACTTGATGAACGCATCGTTGGTTTGAAAAGCTCTCTAGTTTCATTGCTCCCTTAGCAATTATTCCATTATACTTAACTCATCTCTTATACTGAGAGATGAAACGAGAAAATGGTTTATCCTCTTGCCTGGTTTGAGAATATCAGGTAAGTAAGGAGTACTTATCAGCTTCATCGCCTGCCTCTTCTAAACTAACAATCATATCCGTTAACATGTCTCTGAGGAATTCGTCTGAGCAACTACGGTTTTTTAAACCAAGCTCAAACCTTCCAAGGATCCATGTTCACCGGTCCAGAATCGCACGAAACTGGGCCCGTTGCGGCATAAGATCGTTAATAATAAAAGGAGCAAGGAAATTCGGGAACTTCATCAATGAATGTAAATTCATCGATCAAATTCACGGAGATCCTTCTTTCGGAATTCTACTTTTCTCCAATCTATGTAACAGGGCCTTATGGTCCCGATACAACTCTTCCGCAACACATCAAATTGTGTCACGGTCAAGATCGAAGTTTTTCGTTAAGGATTTCATTGAAACCCAATCCAGAAAGAAGCGATCAGAAGAGAAAACTACAAGATAAAGACGCAACCTCGCAGACATTGATCAGAGATTACCTCCAACCTTTGATCTAGCACGGTATCCCATTCCTCGAATGCTCAAATAATGATTCAGAGTAACATCATGTTTAGTGATAAACTCTTTCATCACCTGAGTAGAAAGGATTGATACAATTATGTCCCGAACAGGGAGCATAAAAGCTCTCTTCCCATCCACCCAGAACTTCTTAGCAAATTCTAAGACTAGCCGTTTCCGACTAGAAATAGATTTTGAAAGATTAATCGAAACACCGAGTTTTTGGGTCATGATTAAATAATATTCTTTAGCAACCCTGCTATTAAATATTACTATATCATCACCTAAGACTACGTAATCTTTAAACCATTTTAACCGTCAGCTCAACACCCCGGATTGTCAGGCCGCATACTGCACCACAAAGTGATGAGTAAGCGCCAGCATAACCCAGGAAGATAGAGCTCCCATAGGTTGACCCACCGCGTAAGCAACGCTCTTAAAATTGAAGTTATCTATTATAGATTCTGGTAACAGATACCTTCTTTTAACAAGAACGTTGGCTCAGTTAGTAGCAGCTAATTCTCCCATTAAAGGGATTAATAACTGGATCTGTAACCAGATCGGCAACCTATCAGTTGCTGAAGATAAATCATAGGAAAAGGCTTTAGGCCTATTATAATTCCTACTCATTATCTCTACTATCTTCTTTTCCACTCCTCCAATTTGATCAAAAGTACAATCCTCGTCAATGCGACGAAGGATGTCCTGGATCAACTTATGGAGAGGGTGAAAAAGTCATTGAGTTCAGGAGTCAACCATCGCAAATACACGAACTTTTCCCGCAGGTTCTGGCTTTAAACCGAGTTTACCAAGGTAAACCGGTTTATCTTTTAGCTTTTCAGATAGTTCA